CGACGCACCGGCTTTTCTAGCGTTGGCAAAGGCCGGCTCGATTGCTTTGATTGCGTCGGCTGCCGCCTCTCTGATTTCGTCCTCGGTATACTTTGCGAGCGTGTTGCCATACTTAGCTAGTACCCTCCTATTCGCCGTGTTCAATGCGCCGTAATCCGACAACTTTTCCATCTGCCAATTAGCGGACGTTTTGCCACGACGAAGGTATGTGATGATATTGAGCATAATGTCTGTTTCAATGTCGTATAGGAGTTCTAACGTGGTCAAATCGTCTCTCCAACAGCCCTAGCGTACAAGTCGCGCTTGCCCGCTGGTTGTTCCTTGTAAGAATCCTCACACAGTTGATACAGTTCTTCGCTTGTCATTTTCTTTAGTTCCCGCATGGTCTTTGGCCTCACGCCGAAAAACGCACATTGACTGCGGTATACTTTTATGATGTTTTTCTTTGAAACTTTTACGCCGCAAAACTCCATATGCTTACTCCCCTGGAAACGGATTTACATTCATTGATACTAGCTTAGTCGCCATCTTTGCCGCGCCAGCTTCGTCTAATCCATGAATCTTTTGCAACGCCGTCTCCTTGTCCACAAGGCCCGCGCTGTACAGGTTAATCCAATACATGGCCTTGCTATTACGGTCCTCAATAACGCTATCGTCAAACAATACGCCGTTTTCTTCGTCGGTTTTAACGAGTACGGCGATAGCGTTCATCAAGTCAATTATACCATCTGCTAGGTTGTTTTCGTAACTCTTTTTTGTCTTGAAAGTCTTGCTATTGTCGCTAATCACTTCTGTCGCCGTCTTTACCTGTCCGCCGTCAAAGGAAAAATGTCCACGGCTAAAGCCGATTTGGATTGCGTAGATATCCAAGAGCGTTTGGATTGCAAGTTTGATTTCTTCAATGCGAAGTTCAACGCTATTATCCTGTATGCGTAATGTTTCATCCTCGTCGAAACTAAGGCCAACAAAGACCTCGTCGGTCGGGTCGAAAAACTTGATTGGCTTTCCGGTGTCAGGATCAATGACCGAACGTATCGCGCCTTGTGGTACGATGATACGTTTCTTGCCTAGCACCATTTCGCTGTTAAGGCTGTCAAAAGCGATATCTAACGCTTGCAAGGTGTCCATAGCGTTAGCGTAGATTGAAACGCCTAGCGGGCTCTCGGGGTCGAAGTTGTTCGCTACGTGCGGACGGATATAAGCGAACAGGGGAACCGGTGTGGCGATAAATACCTGCTTTTCTATGTCATCTGGCAGGTTTACTTTCTGGTTGGTTCCACGGTCATACATTTCATTGGTGATGGTATAGCCACCATCTGCCTTGCGATGCGTTTCAACAAGCATCAGCTTCTTATCACCGCGTACAAGGTTAGACACAAAATGCGCTTCGGTCACGCGCGTGTTGTCCCAGCTGATTGGTACAAAGTTCTGCGCTTTCACGTAGTCAATAAAAATCTGCTCGCCGTCGCTATGGACCTTCATAGCACCACCACCAAGCGCAAGAGTGTACTCTGACAATTCCGCTAGGTTCTTAGTAAAGCTGTTAGCGGTCAGTACTTCGAGAACCTTCTCGCTACCGGTGAAAACAGGGTCCTCGCTGAACACAAGGCTATTTAACTCCGCGCATCCCACCTTCGCCATGCCCATGCTTAGACGGCGACGCTTTCTTGACCTTCCATCAACGGTACGGTATGCATAATCAAGCCAGGGAGCTTGCATCTTGTATGCTTGAAACCATTGGTCAATCGCGTCGTCGCGATTCGCCACTTCTGCCGGAATGTCGTTCAGTATCTTTTTCCACATGCTCTTAATCCTCTCAAATATGGTCATACCATCAATTCCCTATATTTCCCTTCAAACGAATATTCAAAAGCGTCTAAACTATCTATGTCACTTGTCCCGTCGTCTAGCCGTTCTTCCTTCATTCCTTTCGGGTCCCACACCGCATTCTCTACCGCGTCAATCAAGTGCTTGCACCGCTTATGAATAAATGCGCGGTCGCAAGCGAACAGATAATCAAGCAAGCGTATGCGGTCAACAATCTTTATCTTCTTGCTACCATGTACATTCAGCACGCCGATGTTACGCATAGACTTAACAATCAACTGCTCGGCACTATCAACATACCCGTCTTGTATAGTATACAACGCTTTTTGTTTTTCCGCAAACACTTTGAAGTTTTTCAAAATATGCTCAGTTGATATGTTCTCTTTGTCGTACAGTTCGTCTAACGCAGCTATGGCAAGTTTGCCATCCTTCCAGAAGAAGCCGGTGACCACGTAACTTGTTGCGCTCTTGTTTCCACCGATGTCAGCACCGATAATGGCGAACAAAACATCCTTCGGATTCTCGCGTATGATATGCCTATCGCGGTCAAAGCTCGTATAGATAGACCCCTCGGCCCGCACGCGCCGGCCAAGGATATACCGCTGATAGAACACACCGGTATACTGGCGTTCTAGCTCTGCCTTGCGCTCGGCTGTTATTGCTGGGTTGTCGTCTAAGGTGAAGTGAAACCACCGATAACCAGGAACCTGCTCTTGTAAGAACTTGTCAATATAATCGGTGTAAATCCAATGCGACGGAGCATCGGGGTTCAGTGTCCAAAAGTTACGCCGGTCAAGGGACACCGCCGTCCGGTTAAAACATTCTATGATCGTGTTTTTGTGGTGGTTGTTGATTTCGTCCGCATACCAACCGGCATAGGTCGCACCGCGTATCGGCTTGTAACTTGCTACGTTGTCCCCACCGAAGTAATAAATCTTCTTACGCGTGCCAAGCAAGGCAAGGTACTTCGCGTTGTTCTTATCTACCTTCTCGACTAGAAGCCCGCCGGATAACGCAATAATGCCGAACTCGTTTTCAATACAGTTTCGGTATATGCTACCTTGTGTCGCACCGGTCATGATAAACCGGCTATTATTTACAGGATAACTAATAACGTAATCAAGAAACGCCTTCAAGCTTGTAACGGTTTTCATGGAACGTACCGACCCTTCCCACACCGTAAGAAAGCCGGTGTTGCGCATAGACTCCATGGCTTTTGGGCCAAATGGTAGGAGGCTATGGAGTTCCATTTTCTAACCTGTCGGATATTTCTTTATAGAGTTCAAGCGCGTCTGAAATTTCTTCATTGTCCGGCTTATCTGACCATCCCATGTTCTTCAGTGCAAAGATTGCACCGGTTGGCTTAATTATAGGGCTGGTAAGTGTTTCTTCGTATTTTGATTCAATGAAAAGTCTTGCTCTTTTTATAATGTAAGAAAATTTTTCATTCTTCTCATAATCATACATAGATTGCCGGCTTTCAAAGCCAAGGAAATACGCAAGACCAGTAACCGTCGGATGACCGAAACTTACAAGAATATCGCCCTCGAATTTAGGGCGACAAGTATCAAAGTAGTCCTCAATACGTTCTTGTAACTTTGTGGCTGATGTAAATTTAGGCGGTCGTCCGGCTGGCATACCCTTACATTACCCCTCTTTCCCATATTCGTCAACAACTTTCATCGCTTCATCCAAACTATGCACCACGCAATAGATGCGCCCGCTTTCTTCACACCGCTTTTGAAAACGCTTTTGTGCTTCGCTTTGCCTGCCTTTCGGTGTCTTTACTTCCATGTATACAGTCTTGTCACCGATCCACACTTCAAGATCGCTGATACCTGGACGCAAGCCCATGCTGATTAGGCGTCCCATTGCCTGTGGCGAGCTTTTGCGCTCGTTGGGAATCGAAAAGCAGAATATACCGAGGATTTGCAGGTACTGGACTATGGCGGCCTGGATTTTGGCTTCGAGGTGGTTCATATCAAACCCTCCGACAATATAGCCCATGCAGTTGCAGCCACGAGTGGAACCTGTCCATTTCCAATGGCTTTAAGTCTGTCCACGCGATGGGCCACCCCATAAGCCACTCGACCCAATCGGGGTTGAGTTTGGCTGTCTGCCCAGCTTGGTCGCCTTTTATTGATACGACTGAACGTGTAATAGTCGTCGCTAGACCGTCCCCGCTCGTTTTGCTCAATCCTTTCCTGTTGTGGTTTCCGTTGACTGTCGGAGTCGGATATGTCATTTTCTTGATCTGCTCTGGCAATCCCTGCTGCTTGCTGTTGGGGCCACGTCTCTTGTAGTCCTGCGTACATGGAGTCGGATACGTCTGCCGGATCGATTGCCCACCAGTTGCAAGCACCTTGTGATCCAACCTGTCGTTCTCCCTGCTCTTCCCATCTTTCCTGGTTAATGCGTTCTCGCTCGTTCCCTTGCTCATACAGGATGTTGGTGTTGGCCACATCTTCTCTGGCATCTTCTCGCAAAGCTGTGCAAGGCTCACGCTGTGCATCGTGTCCGGCTTCTGTTGTGTTGATTTCAGATTGCTCGTGTAGGCATCCGAGCATATTGGTGTTGGAATACGCCAAGATCCAGATTCTTTTCCTTCTATGTGGCGCACCTGTGTCATCAGCTCCCAGAACGCACCATCGCGCATCGTACCCCAATTCGGAAAGGTCTCCAAGAAC